TTGCCTGGAATACTTTAATGATGTTTTCATTTTTTGTCATTGTTTTATTCTCTTTTCTTAAGGGTTTAATTTTTTATGCCCTTAATTGAGGGGTATTTTATCGTGACAGTATCAAGCCCATTTTACACTTGTTTTCAATAGGTATTATATACACTCGTTATTCATAACCAATTTTATGATTGATAACGAGGTTTAACCATTTATTGATAAACCGTTATTTTATGGGTTATCACTATTCAATTATCAAAGACTTGCTACAACCTCTTTCATTGCTTCCATTCTATCAAATCACCTGAAGTAATGCAACCATTTTATAGATTATGTGAGATTGTGTGAAAAATCACATAATTTCATTTTATGCTTGACTTTATTTATTGAATGTGCATACCCATTTTTAATGGTCTTTTATATAGTGGTCTATGTCTTTATATGTATATTATAATAAAAACGCCTATAAACGCTTATAAACGGCCTTAAAATCGATTTTATAACGTCATCGGGCTTCCTTTATGTGAGCGTGTAACGTCTCTTATTCTTTTATGGTCTTTTCTTTTATGGTCTTTTTCTTTTTTATAATCATTCTATATATATATATTGTTTTTTTTATCCTGTTTTCAATAATTATGTTGTTATTTTCTCATTTAATAGAACACATACACATAGTTTATTATTTACATATTATAAAGCAGTATAGTATATATAAACATTCTATATTATAAGTCTTTTATATCTATTGTCTATATATTATATATAAGAAAAAAAGACCATGCTTTTGGGTATAGTAAAAACGTGATTTCACGTGTAACACATTTTTATTGATTGAGCCTTATTACATATCACAAAAAGATAAAAAGCCTTTAAAAACGATTTTAGAGGGGTTTTATGCGTGCTATGTATTGCATAGTATTGAAACGGCTTCTTTTTTGATGGTTTCATGCTCGTTTATAGTGTATGTCATACAGTATCATTCATTACATGGTATCATTCAGTGCATAGTGTTATTGATTGCAAGGTATCACATCGTAGCGTGTATCATTCAATATATATGAAAGTCTTTCATGCAATAGTTTTATTTATATTCATTATAAGATGGCACTTTCAAGGCGTGAGCGCTAACGCTTGGCAGTCCTTGAGGCCGAGTGCTTGGCAGTCTTTGGTGTCGAGTGCCAGACGTATCCCGGCAGGGTCTGGAGGCGTTGCTGGCAAGGGGACGGGTGGGGGATAACTTCCCACGCATACACACACACACGAGGCTTTCGGTTTGCAATAAATATCTAACACTTTGCTACACGCATTGGTAAGTCCTACAAGGCATTTTTATTTAGAAAACGAACGTGGTGTCGTGTTTGGGTATAAAACGTGTCGTAGGCTTTGATTTGCGTTAGAGGTGTGACTACAAAATTGCGACGTTTCCGACGTTTTTTTGCAATCTAAAAGGTAGATAGCAATTTGCACCGAATAATTTTGAAATAAAACATCGAGTGGTGCGAAAACATATAAGTCCATAATGCTTGACAAACCGTAGCGAATGTGGTAGAATGAAATTGATGTAAAAGTTAGAATAAAATTGAGGTGATTGTTGTGCGTAGTTTACAAAAGCGTTTACAAAATAGTTCTAAAGTTGTTTACGATTTTTGTTGTGGCGTGTGTGGTGGCAATCATTTTAGATATGAGCAAGAAGTTAGGTTAGGAACCTTCCCATTTTATGGTTATACGTGTCTTGGTTGTGGTGAACTTTTGTTCATGGATAAAAGTGCTTGTTATGATATTCTAAATGATTTCCCCTACAAAAAAGCAGTAAATAGGACAAGCGAAAACATTTTAGGACATAAGTTACACATAAAACTTGACAAGCCTAAAAATGTGTGGTAGTATATAGATACGACATATCGAGTTTTTCTTTTTTTTCGGTTTTTTTCTTTTTGAAATGTTTGATTAAGTTCTAAAACTTAAAGAGGTAATCGATAAATGCGATACGATAAAAACAAGATAGAACAGAAGAAATTAAAAAAGTTATATAGGTCGTCAAACAGATATTATAGTGGGGTTTCATTTCAAGGTGGAAGATATAAACGTGAGCATGACAAACCAGATGACTTTGCAACCTACATGAAAAAATATAACAATAGACGTTTGCGACAATTTCATGGCGAATTAAATGACGGTAATCATTATCGTAAAGTTAATGAACATTGGTGGATTATATTATGACAACGAGTGTAGGCTCGTTAAAAAGTCGTCATTCATTTGGCGATTTTTTCATTATAGAACATAAAACTTGACAAAATAAATTGAACATGATACAATTAAGGTGTAGATGGGGAGGAATACCTCCTAACCTCCCTTTTTACACCATAAAACCCCCCTTTCTCACAAAGTAAATAACGTTTAATCGAGCCCATAAGGCTTTTTTTTATTTATGGTGGTTTAATTTTACTAAACTTTACGCTATAATATAATTTGGAAGCATTTTACACGTTTTCTAACACTTTTTAAGGCTTTTTTTACACGTTTTCCAACTTTTCAACATATTTTCACATAAAACTTGACAAATAAAAGACTTTATGCTATAATCAAGGTAACGTTAGAGGGGGTAAGTTCATGGAAGTTAATAAGCAACGTAACGTTGAACCTTTAGAAGAACTTGATAATGACACTTACTTTCAAGCACTAAAGGAAAAGAAATTGGATACATACGAAAATGAGATAGCACTTGTTGGAGAAACGTTGATGATACCAAAAGAAATCATCGAATTACCTATCCAAGCACAAACCGTGTTATCTTTTTACAATGATAAGGATTACATCAACAAGGAAACAGGCAACAAAACCTATAATAATATCGTCGAAAGTTATATTGCAAGTATCGAGGAAAGTTCTTGGGTTGAGGACATATTCCAAAAGTTTCCTGTGTATGATAAAGATGGTAATGAAACGGGCTATCGAACGATGGTTGCACCAGAAAAGAAAAAAGAATACACCATTTTGAAGTCCAAAGCAATTAGTTATTGGAATAAAAACGAACTTAACCAAGTAGTTGATATTTACAAACAACTCATGCTTGGTGGTCGCAAACGTGAAGATATGCTTAAAGACGCTATTGTTGATGACGCATTGTTCCACCCTGACGAAAATTATCGTTTGAAATCAAGAGGTCAAGCAATTAAAGTTATGGGAATGGATAAAAACGTTGTTATGCAAGGCATGGACGTTTGGCTAAAAGGTGGAGGCAAAGAGTTTGGCTCACACATGGCTAAAGCGTTTGGTATTGCAAGTGCCGATTTAAGCAAATATATCGAAGGTGAGCAAGATGAATAGTTTGCCACTTGATAAAGAATTAAGTAAGATTTACAAAGATACCGTAGATAAAGACCACAAAGGAATAGTGGACCGAATACTTTCACTTAAAGAAGGTGAGGAAATGAGCGATACCGTTCGTCCTCGACCGACTTATAGTGATGGTTCGATAGACCACATGATGTTTCCAATACAGCCTAAAGCAAAAGAACTTACCGAACGTATGCTAAAAGGTCATGGCTATATTTACTTTTTAGAAGGTGGTGCACGTGGTGGTAAGGACGTGTTTGCCTTGCTTGCGTGGACGATTTATTTAATGACTACACCACACAAGACGCACCTTGCGTTAGGAAAGTCTTTAGAACACGCCTTGCTTACAATTTTACATAGTGGTGGTTTCGGTTTGTATTACACCATTCCAAACGGAATATTTGTAAGAAATAGTGACAGTGGTGCTCAACGTGGCATTTACAAGTTCAAAGATATGTTTGGTGTTGAAAAAGAGATATTGTTTTATGGAAATGACAAAAAAGCCGATGGTGAAAAGTATCAAGGTTTCACGATTGGTTCGACTTACATAAACGAAGCATTGACACAACACATTGATGGTATCAACCAAGCAAGACAACGTATGGCTTCCACGCATAACCACGTGATGATAATGACGGCTAACCCAAAAGGTCAAGCACACCCATTTTATACTAATTTTGAAAAAGACAAGTTGATGGACGAAGAAGAAGTTCAGTTGATGGAATACATTCGTGACCGTTATAAAATGGACTTTGAAGTCCGTGAAAATGCAATACTTAAAGAAGCCGAAGTTGATAAGTTTCAATTTGTCAAACGTTTTTGCGAGATGAAATCGGTTCCAAGTGCCAAGTATTTGAAGCAAGAGGACGCAATGTCTTTGCGACTTGGTTTGCGTGATATTGATTTTCACTACGATAAAATGATTGCAGACATTCCTATCCAAAATTTTTACACTAAACTTGATAAAGACCACGTATTATACGGTCGTAGTATGCGTAAGGTGATACATTACGATAGGGGTGGTAAGAACCCTAATAACGTAATCAATGCTTACGACTATAATTATTATCATTTTACCGTAGATGATAATTTAGGGCTAACGGAAATGCAAAGAAACGAATACAAGAAAGAGTTTAAGAAAGGCTCGGCATTGTATTTGCAAAAAACGATGGGCGTTCGCAAGACTGCCGAAAAGGCTGTTTATAAAGAGTTTAGTTATAAAAATGTTTTAGATGAAATAGATATTTCAATTTTTGACAATTCTCAACAAACCATTCGTGTCTTGGGCATAGACCCTGGGTTTAACCACGAAACAGGTATGTTAGATTGCGAAATAGATTTACGAAGTGGAACAGTTTTTGTCCTTCAAGAACGATTGATTGACTACAAGAACCAAGACGCAACGATTGAAGATATTGAACGTGAGTTTTGGCAAATGATTAGAAGCCGAAAGAACCGTAGATACGATATGTTAATTATCGACCCTTCACACGTTGCGACAATCAACCACTTTATGAACAGGGGAATTGAGGTTACGCCTGCTAACAACTCAAGTTTGCAAGTTAGAAACAAAGAGAAAACAACAGCGAACCTAAACCAACAGCGTGACCTCATGGGTATTGACTTGCTTAAATATGGTTTTGACATCAAAAAAATTATGATACACCCAGATTGTATCAACTTGATAAACCAAATTGAGAGCAACGAGTTTGAATACAATGAAGATACGGGCAAGATTAAGATTAAAAAGATAAACGACGACGTGTTAGACGTGTTGCGATACATTGTAAATACGGCGTTAGGTGGAACACAATATTGGCAAAATGAAGGTGGTGAAACAGATGGCGAAGAAACCAATCCCTTATCGTTCATTCAAGGAAATGCAGGAACGCAAAAAGAAGAATGGAACTTGGATAGAGCACTCGACCAAGCCCAAAGAGAACTTAATGCAATCGGAGGCGACGCAATTTTCGGACAAGACGATGACCGAAGCCGATGGATTTCCGAATACGATGGGTTATTCGACAATACAAAGTGGAGGTTTTGATAGACTTTCACTTATTCAAGAAGCACTTGCTTACGTTTTCTTGAGTGATGAAGAACAAAAACAACTATCTGAAAACAAAGATAAGGCAATAAAAGCAGGTTCATTCTTCGACGCTGTTAATAACCCTTTGCAATCATTTGGTAGTGGAACAGGTGACCTAACCTACAACGGTTTAGGTGTAAAAAGTAATAGAACAATTTCGTGGCAAATACCAAAACTTGATAGTATCATGCGTGATGTTCCATATTTTGACAAAGCGTCAAGTTGGAAGGCAACACGAGCGTTAATCAACGGTATAGACCTAAACTCAATAGATAAAAAGACCGAAGATTTAACAGTCGTAAAGCGTGACTTAAACGGTTTATTTGGTGCGTTGCACTCTATTGTAAAATGGGGAGATTACTACGGTGGTTCAGCAGGTCTTATTGTGTGTAGTGATACGCATGATGAAAAAGACTACATGGCACCACTTATAATCAGCAAAATGTCAAAAGGAACTTTCAAAGGTATTAAACCCCTATCTCGATTATACCAAATCCAACCCGATTTGTCAAGTGGTTTGGTAACGAAAGTTGGCGAAGAATACGGCATTTATAGTGCTGACGAAATTGGGCAACCACTTTATTACCGTGTCAATTTGAGTGGTGATATGGAAGCAAAAGAAAAATACTTCCGTGTTCACCGTTCGAGATTATTGCTTTATAGTTCTATTGAATTGACTTGGGTTGAAAAACGTATTGAAATGTATTTTGGACCAAGTTTATTGGAACGTGCGTATAGCGACTTTGCGAGATATGAGAGTATGCTTGCACAAGTAAATAAGTTAGCACAACGTTCTAATATTCCTGTATTAAATATTTCAAACTTACCACAAGCAAGTTTGAACGGACAACGCTTTGCCGAGTTCGTGACTTCAAGAATTAAAGGTATCAATTTTAGTGCGTCGGCGGGGAACCTAATCGTTCTCGGTGATAAAGACAAAGAAGTCTTTGATTACAAGACGGCAGACTTTCAACAGATACCAGAGATTTTATCGCATTACCAAAGAAACCTTGCTGGAACTTTGGAAGCACCGACAAGCGAACTTTTTAACACGGAGGTTGAAGATGACGCAAATCGGCATTTACCAAAGGTCAAGGAAATACAGGAACGTATCATTCGTGTATGGTTCAATAAGTTAATTCCGATTATATACAAAAATCGGTTTAACAAAAACATGAAAGATTACGGTTTCAAGTTTAAGTCGTTAGAAATGCCTACCGACAAAGAAAAAGCCGAAATGCTTAAATTGGTTGTGGAAATGATTGACACGCTTTACAACGACAACGTTGTAGATGTCGAAAGTATCCACCACATGATTATTGCTTCACAGGACAACGTAAGTGATATGTTTAACGAAATCACCGAAGTTTACCGTAATTATGTGAAATCAAAGAGTGATAGTGGTGAACCAATGAATAAGAAATCGGTAGATATTGAAATCGCAATAGCATTGAACCATTTACAGGGTCAGGGCGATGGTGGGAATAATAACCAATCGCATAAAGTCGAAAGTGCACAGGCTGGAAAAGACAAAGGTGGCGACCCTGCTTCAACGAAGAAACCGACTGTAAAAGTCCCGATTGTAAGAGGTAAGGAATAATGAGGTGAGTAAATGGACGAATTATTAAAAGTGTTCATTGATGGCAAAGGCACCTTTTACCAAAGGGTTCAACTGTCCGACAATATTGAGAAAGAAGCCGAAACAGGCTATCTATATTGCAAAAATGCAATTCTCGGACACGTTGGTGAACAAGCGTATAACGGTTTTGAAATCGGTCTAACCGACCAAAAAGTCGTTTATATTAAGCGTGAACCACAAGATGTATTTGACGAAGCGAGTTTACAAAGTATCAAAGGAAAACCCGTCACGTTAGGACACCCTGACGTTATGGTTAATTCCAAGAACTTCAAAGACCACGTAGTTGGGTTCATTGATGAGGTTTGGCGTGATGGAGATAACCTTGTTGGTGTCATTGTCATTCAAGATGAGCAAGCGATTGAAAAAGTAGAAAAGGGCGAATTAAAAGATTTATCATTAGGCTATACAGCACGTTTGATTAAAGACGAGGACGGCAAGTTCAAGCAAACCGAAATTGTTGTTAATCATCTTGCTATCGTAGCCGAAGGTCGTGCAAAGAACGCACGTATCATGGACGAAAAAACCGTTGATGATAAAAAAGTTCCAAAAGAAGAAACAACCGAGCAAATCTCGGAGGTTGATAAGAAAGAGGTTGAGAAACGCATGAAAACATTTATTGATTTTATGAATGAGTTCAAGCAAATCAACGCTATGCCAAAGTCCGAGTTTCGTGATAAGGCATTTGAAGCACTTAACATTGAATGTAAAGAAACACTCAAAGTTGAACTTCCTGCGTTAGATGTGGTTGAAATCAAAGATAGTGCGATTGAAAAATCCGTAGGCTTCAAGGATAGCACAGAACAAGAAGAAGTCAAGAAAGAAAAAGTTATTCAAATCCACGCAAAGGACGAAGATAGATATTTCCAAAATCTATATCGTTCAATGGATAAGGTTGAAAACGCAAGAAAATACGCAAGCATGACATACCATGATGTCATCGATATGTTAGAAGGGAAAAGATAAATATGGCAAAGTTTAATTATGCAAGTGGTCTCCCACGTGTATTAAAGCAGAAAGGTTATCTCCCAGGTCAAATCACAAGAGCATTTGGCCCAAGATACATTTCCGCAGGTTTCCTTGACAGTGCTACCGATAGCACAGTTGAGTTTGGTGAGTTCGTTGAAATCAACGCAGGCGACACATACGCACGTGAAGTGCTTCCTGTTACATCGGCAACTGCTACTGGTGAACTTGGTGTTGTTGTTCGTGATGTTGTTGGTGCAGGTTCTGGCGACGGCATTGTTACAGGTCCAAAAGAACACGTTGCAATTTCATTGTTTTTAGGAACACCCGGTCAAAAAGGTGCAATCGTTGCTATTCTTGGTAACGGTGCTACATCACCTGCCGTTGGTGGTGCAGTTTATGTTGGAACAGGTGCTTCCACTAATACGGTTGCAGGTCTTGCTTACACAACTAACGTGAACTCCGAATGTATTACTGCTACAAATTGGTCGTTTGCAAGCACCAAGTTTGCACCACTCGTTGATGAAACTACTACACGTGTTGTTTACGCCGTAGAAGTTCAGTATGCGGGTTAAGAGAGGTAGATGAAGATGAGATATATTGATAACAAATATGTAGATTTTAGAGATGTTGAAACCATCGCAAGAGGTCAAAACAAATCTATTCGTCAGGCTTTCATTGAAATGGAAGCAAACAAAGAAATCCTTAATCGTGGTAAATCAGACCTTATTAAGGACTATACAAAGAATACGCAATTCTTCCATGACAGCAAGTTCTTTGCTGATAGCGAAGCGTTGCAATTCCCTATTGACGCTTTCCAAATCCTTGACCTTACTATCAACCTTCCGTTGAACAAGTATTGGGCACAGGAACTTGTTCCAATTAGATACGGTGGTGGTGCTGTTGAAAGTTTCGCTTTCTTCCGTAACAATATCGCTTTAGCAAACGGTCGTCTTGCTGGTGGTAACACCAACGAAGTTCCACTTGTTAGCGTATCGGCTGAAAAGAAAGTCGTTCCAATCTATGCAATCAAGTTAGGTATCTTACTTGGTAACGTTGATTTAATGAAGGCACAGACTATCAATTTTGATATTCTTGAAAGACACGAAAGTGCTTTGAGAACTTCTTATTGGAGAGAAATCGAATACTTGGCGTTTGAAGGTAACGTTGGCATTGGCGACATCACCACTTCAACATCAAACTTCTTCCCAGGTCTTTTGAATATCCCTGTTTCAGGTGCTGGTATTTACTACAACGCATTGACTACTGAACAGTGGTCTGCACACGACGTTTCCGAATGGACTAACACACTTGTTGGTGCTGTTGCTTCCATGAAACGTAACGTTCGTTTTGACCGTGATTATTTCCCAAACACCATCGCAATCGGACCAGACGTTTGGACGCTCTTGCAAGCACCTGCTACACTTGGTAGTGGTGCCGTTGGCATTGCACAATCCATTATGGAATATGTTCAAAAAGAAATCAACAAGCGTTTGCAAGTTGAAGTTACTTTCGTAGAACTCCCATATCTCCAGACAGGTGCTGTCGCTACTCACGGTTTCCCAATTCTTGCCGACGGTGCTAACAACACAGGTCGTATCGTAATCTATCGCAAGGACGAAAAAGTATTCAAGTTGCCAATCACAATGGCACTTACAGGTGGTGCAATGGCTTATTCACCAACCGAAGATGGATACCGTAAGACTTTCGTTGGTTTCGCAGGTCCATTGGCTATTGTCTATCCAGAAAGTATTGGATATATTGACAACAAGTCAGCCTAACATTTAACATTCAATGAGGCGTAGCGATACGCCTCCTCTTGATATAAGTATGAATACATTTGTATTATATTTATAGATAGAGCATTTTAGAAAGAGGTGCGTTATATGAGTTTTATTCCTATGGAAAGCAACCCCTACGTCACTTGGGGCAATTCCATGAACGAAATGTTTTTGGACTTACTAAACCCATTTGGATATTTTCAGAACCTCGCTGTTCAAGTCGTTTCACCACTAATTCCAAGTTATAGCGAACCACTATCCGACCAACCAGATTATGAATTGTCGGACTTTTTGGTATGGGGTAAACCCTTTGAAGAATACCTAAACGACGGTGAGGATAGTTTTTTATACCCTTTATACTACGCATTAACCGAACTTGCAAAGATTAGAGTTCGTTGGGAATTGGTTGGGCACGAACGCATTTGGAAACAATTAGTTTCGCTTTACGCTTGTCATTATCTTGAATTGCATTTACAAATCTTAAAAGATGAAGCAAACCGTTTAAGTCTTAACCCATACGAAAAAGATAAAGATTATAAGTATGTTATGGAAGTCGGTGGCGAAGTCCAAGATGATTTCAAAATGACACACTTCGGAAGAATGTTTTGGTTCATTTATAAGCCCTACGGTCAATTCTCACATTGGGGTATCAATTATTAAAGAAAGGTGGTGTTTGGAATGGCAATTTTAGCAAGTGATTTTCTAACAAGACCATACAATGATGAAACATTGGAATATGATTACGACACTCACCAATATTACATGACATTGGACGCTTCGTTCAACAACACAGGAATTGACTTGGTTGAATTGTGGCAAGGCGAAGAAAATGCACAATTTTATTTGAAGTTGATTTCAAACGTTCTATACACCGTCATTCTACGTTTCAAGGACGAAAAATATCGTGAAAAGACACTATACTACCTTTCACATTCCAAAAAGGCTCGCAAAGCCTTAATTAAGTTGATTGTGGATACGGTTCACTACAACCATAGTGGTGGTGGCTTTATGACGGCATATCAAACAGGTATTAACTTACACGAAATGAAGTCGTTGCGTATCGAACCCGAACAATTTGTTTCACCAATCGCAAATGAAATTATGAAAAATAATGGTTTAGAAACAAGATACTTTAGACAAGACTTCATCGTTGAATACGATACGATGGGAGTTGAGTGGTAATGCCAAACATTACTTATGTAAATCAAGGTCAATCAATTCTACTTCAAGCATTTAAGGGAGCCTATTATGCACCAAAGAAGGAACTTGATTTGAAGCGTGATTTCCCAAAGTTTCAAGAAAAAAACATAGCACAATTAAAGGCTATGGTTCAAACCGATTTTATTGATAATTTCAAAAATGACAATGGTGACAAGGTGACAATGTATGATGACAAAGGTGTCGCCTTTTACTTCCGTGACGGTAAGTCCGACGTTTACACCAAAGGTGGTTATGACTTTCAAGTCTTTGAATACCTTGATAAACAATTAGGTCAATCACAAAAATGGCGTATTGAAACGAGTGCAACGCACATTGATTT